GCTTTCTGCTCGTTATACCAAGGCGCTTTCTCGCGCTATGGCGTACACGAAGCAAGTCAAAGCAGCGAACTCACTGAACAATGGCTTCACCAGTTTCCAATCTGGAGATGGTGTTACCCTGTTCAACGCTTCGCACCCATTAGTGAATGGTGGCACCAATGCCAACCGTCCATCTACTGGCGCTGACTTGAACGAAACATCTTTGGAAAATGCAATCATTGAGATCGCTGCTTTCACTGATGAGCGAGGTCTACTGATTGCAGCACGTCCTCGTCGTTTGATCGTACCACCCGCTTTGATGTTTACAGCAGATCGTCTGCTGGAGACTACTCAGCGTGTTGGCACTGCTGATAACGACATCAACGCCATCCGTAACATGGGTGCGATCCCAGAAGGTTACGCCGTCAATCACTACCTGACTGACAGCAACGCTTTCTTCTTGATCACCGATGTACCGAATGGCATGAAGATGTTCGAGCGTACTCCGCTTGAAACGTCTATGGACGGTGACTTTGATACTGGTAATGTTAGATACAAGGCCAGGGAACGCTACTCCTTTGGAGTATCAGACCCACTTGGAATCTACGGATCACCAGGTTCTAGCTAGAAGCTAGAGAAGTTTGGCGGCCTCCTTTACGGGGGGTCGCCATTTTTCCTGACCGATTGTTCCACATGGAACATTTTGGACTAACCCAGACAGGAGACTACAATGGGTACTACAACTTTCACTGGTGCGGTTCGCTCTGAAAGCACCTTCAAAACCGTAAGCAAAGACAGCACCTCTGGTGCGATTACTGAAGTAACAACTATTGGTGACGGCCCTGTAAGCCTCGCTGATGGAAACGTAACGATCACTAATGCCACTCATAGCGGCAGAACCATACTTGTCCCAGATGGCGGTCAAGACAACACCTACACCCTTCCAGCGCCAATCGCCGGTTCAGTGTTCAGGTTTGTTTATGCTGGCGCTGCTGCTGATGCAACGGATGCAATCATAATTACACCAGGAAACACCAACTTTTTCATAGGCGGTGTTACGTTCCTTGATAGCGATAACGCGATTAGCTCTGTTTTTTCAAACGGAAGCTCAAACAGCAGCATACAGTTGAACGTGCCTGCCGGATTTGATGTAACCATCGTTGGCTTGAACACTACCAACTATCAAATCTTCGGAAATGTTACGAGCACAACCGCGCCTGCATTTGCCGATCAGTAACAGGAGCTTGATATGGCTGATGCAGTAGCAACTCAAACCATACAGGACGATGGCAACACAGCTATCTTTCGATTCACTAATGTGAGCGATGGCAGTGGCGAGAGTGCAGTTACTAAGATTGACGTATCTGCGCTTGCCTCCGATCCTGTTACAGGCGCTGCTTGTACGAAGGTAAGCATTCAGAAGATTTATTACTCGACCATTGGTATGGGTGTGAAGATCTTCTTTAATGCATCTACTAACGTGCTTGCTTGGCAGTTGAATGCCGACTGGGCCGACACGTTGGATCTGTCTGATTTTACAGGCATACCCAATAACGCAGGTTCTGGTGTGAACGGCGACATCTTGTTTACCACTGTGGGGCACTCTAGTGGTGATGTGTATAGCATCATCATGCAAGTTAGGAAGCACTTCTAATATGGCTGAGAAAAAGAAAAGCAAGTCTCGCGTAAACGAAGCTGGTAACTATACGAAGCCAGCTTTGCGTAAGAGGCTCTTTAACTCAATCAAGGCTAGTGGTAAAGGCGGTAAGCCTGGTCAGTGGTCTGCGCGTAAAGCGCAGATGCTGGCTAAGCGTTATAAGGAATCTGGCGGGGGCTACAAAGACTAATGCCTCTCAAGAAGTCTCAGAAGTCCTTGAAGAAATGGACAAAGCAGGAGTGGGGAACTAAGTCAGGTAAACCCTCTACCCAAGGCAAAAAGGCGACAGGTGAAAGGTATCTCCCGAAGAAAGCTAGAAAGGCTCTATCAGACAAGGAGTACGCTGCCACTTCCAAGAAGAAACGAGAAGACACCAAGAAGGGAAAGCAGCACTCAAAGCAGCCCAAGAAGATAGCTAAAAAGACATCGAGGCATCGCAAATGAGTTTGACTGATGCAGAGAAGAACCGGCTAAAAAAGGTCGGTCTTAGTGGGCTGAACAAACCAAAGCGTACCCCAAAGCATCCGTCTAAGAAGGCGGTTGTTGCTGTTAGGGATGGCGAAAAGATGAAGATCATTCGGTTTGGTGATCAAAAGATGGGTCACAATTATTCAGCAGAAGCGCGTAAAAGCTTCAAGGCCCGTCACGGTAAGAACATCAAGAAGGGCAAGACATCAGCCGCATACTGGGCAAACAAGGTGTTTTGGTCTGGTAAGGGTGGTAGCACTAAGAGTCCACCTAAATCACAGAAACAAAAGTTTGGTCGAGACTGATGGCAATTAGTCGAGCGCAAACGGGCAAGCAGATTAAGAATGCGCCAGCAAAAAAGAAGCGCGTTTCTAAAAAGAAGCTAAAAGCTAGGAGGCCATAATGGGGCTAAAACTTTCAGATGTTTCACCACTTGCATCTCTCGTTGAAGGCGAGGGAATCATGGAGTATGCAGGCGTTGTTCCAGCTTATTTGACGAGAAAGCGTAAAAAGAAAAAGGCGCGTAGGGAAGAAGAACGCTTGGCCTCTGAAAAAGCTGAAGCGGATCGTTTAGAAAAGGTTACGTCTGACTCTACCACTATGAGTGCCGGAGGCAAGACGCGAACGAAGCCGATTGATGGGATAGCTATCAAGGGCAAGACTCGCGGAAGAATGATCTAGATGGCTACCAGCGGAACTTTTACATTCAACCTAGATCTTTCCGATTCAATGGAAGAAGCATTTGAGCGAGCAGGCTTAGAGCTTCGCAGTGGGTATGATTATAAGACCGCTAGACGTAGCCTGAATTTGATGATGTTGGAATGGCAGAACAGGGGGTTGAACCTTTGGTCTGTGGACTTTGCTACACAAGCACTCACTGCTGGCACCAATCAGTACACGCTAGATGGCAAGGTTCTAGACATTATCGAAGCTTTTGTCAGGACAAATGCAGGCGAACAAAATTCACAGTTTGATCAGTCAATGACTCGAATCTCTGTAAGCCAGTACTCAAATCTTTCAAACAAGCTCACACAAAGCAAACCGTTGCAGTATTACGTCGAGCGTAATGTTGACTCAATCACAATCAATGTATGGCCTACACCTGATAGTCAAGAGACCTATCAGTTTGGCTATTACTATATGGAACGTGTGGAGGATGCTGGCAACTCGGCGGCGAATAACATAGATGTTCCCGCTCGATTCTTGCCTTGCTTGGTTAGCGGATTGGCGTATCAATTAAGCCTGAAGTACCCATCAGCAAGTGCTAGGGCGCAAGCCTTAAAGGCCGACTACGAAGAGCAGTGGACGCTTGCGTCAGACTCGGATCGCAATAAAGCGTCACTGTATGTCTCTCCTGGGGGTTATTCGTTTTGAGTTCATACACTAAAGGTAAGTACGCTTTTGGTTACTGCGACCTAACTGGGTTTAGGTATCCGCTAAAAGACTTGGTGCCTGAGATTGTCAATCAGCGTCCCACAGGATTTTTGGTAGGTAAGGATGTTGTTGATCCAGATCAGCCTCAGTTGCAGTTAGGTAAGGTTCGAGTTGATGATCCTAGAGCATTGAGAAATCCAAGACCCGACAGAGGGCTAGATGAAAGCCGTATATTGTCTTCGTTCAATCCAGTGGGCCAAGTTGGCTTGGATTGTTCTGGGCACGTCGGTGTCGTTACAGTGGTGACAAGCTAATGGCGTGGACATTTACAACCCTGAAGACGGCGATACAAGACTATCTGGAGACAGATGAGACAACTCTTGTTACAAATCTCCCCACAATAATTAAGCAGGCAGAGGAGCGGATTCTCAAATCTGTTCAGTTGCCTAACTTCAGAAAGAACGTCACAGGTACGATGTCACAATCAAACACCTACCTAGAGACTCCTTCTGACTTCTTGTCATCCTACTCACTGGCTGTAGATAACAGTGGTTACGAGTACTTGTCGTTTAAGGATGTCAACTTTATACGGCAAGCGTACCCAACGGCATCCAGCACAGGGGTGCCTAAGTATTATGCGATCTTTGATGACACAACATTCATTGTTGGCCCAACCCCTAATGCAAACTTTACGGTAGAGCTTCACTATTTTTACAAGCCGCAATCAATCACAGTATCTACTACTGGGACAAGTTGGTTGGGCGACAATGCAGAAAACACACTCCTATATGGGAGCCTCGTTGAGGCATACACCTTTTTGAAAGGTGAACCTGACTTGATGCAACTTTATCAAGCTCGATACGACTCGGCCTTGTCGGATCTTAGGGCGTTAGGTGAGGGGTACAGTACAACGGACAGCTATCGTTCAGGTGAAGTAAGGTCTGCTAGATGACAGCAGTTGGGCATGTTGGCGACGTTATCGTTGCCACAACACAGAACAAAGGACACGATCCTGATTTTTGGGCAGATGCTGCAACAAAGCGTATTGTTAGCGTGGGTGCAAATAGTCATCCGTTGCTTGCAGAGCAAGCGTTGTCCTTTCAAGAAGACATAAGAAAGGTTATCGGTTATTACATTAAGGAAGCGATCAGAAGTGATCGAGTAACCTTGGCGGCTGAAGTTGAATCTCAGGGGCAGCCTGATTTAGCAAACATAATACGGAGACTCACATGAGTATCACATCTGCGCTATGCACATCGTTTAAGCAAGAGATTCTTGTTGGCACACACAACTTTACTGCTAGTTCTGGTAATACGTTTAAGCTTGCTTTGTACACAAGCTCAGCAACTCTGAATGCAAGCACTACTGCGTACTCAACATCAAATGAGGTGTCCGGCACGGGATATACCGCCGCTGGAGCAGCGTTAACAAGTGTTACCCCAACAACGTCAAGCACAACGGCTTTTTGTGATTTTGCCGATCTCACATTTAGTTCAAGCAGCATCACTGCAAACGGTGCTCTAATCTATAATGACACGCAGTCAGACAAAGCTGTTTGCACGTTAGCGTTTGGCGGTGATAAGCAGTCTACTGATGGGGATTTTACGATTCAATTTCCTACAGCGGATGCGTCTAACGCCATCATCCGCATCGCATAGCGAGTAACATGTGGCAGATCTAGCCGGTTGGGGCAGAGGCACTTGGGGGCAAGGCCCGTGGGGTCAAGCAACCCCTGTCGTAATACCGAGTGTTGTAGGTACTGGTGCCGTTGGTACGGTTACTGTCGGGCTAGGCCAAACGATTATTCCAACTGGTTTACAAGCGACTGGATCGGTTGGTGCTGTAGTGGTTTCACTGCCTAAAGTGGTTGCAGTAACAGGGGTTTCAGCGACAGGGGAAACTTCTGCCGTCAATGTGTGGAGCTTGGTAGATACAAGTCAAACAGCAAACTGGAAAGAGGTTCCTTGATGGTTCAGAAAGTGAAGAAGGTTATTAAGGGATTAGAGAAAGCCTCTAAGACGCACAAGAAACAAGCTGAGACTCTCAAGAAGCATGTGGCTTCTGTGAAGAAGTCTAAGACTAAAAGTCGGAGAAAGTAAATGGCAACTTATGTTAACGATCTGCGCCTAAAAGAGATATCTACTGGCGATGAGGCAGGCACCTGGGGCACCAGTACGAATACTAACCTCGAATTAATTGCAGAGGCATTTAGCTTTGGCACAGAGGCCATAACGACCAATGCCGACACCCACACCACGACCATTGCTGACGGATCTACTGATCCAGGCCGGTCTCTTTTCTTAAAGTACACTGGCACCCTCGACAGCACTTGCACGATCACCATAGGGCCAAACACAGTCAGCAAACTGTGGTTTATTGAGAATGCCACCAGCGGGTCACAGAGCATCATTATCAGCCAAGGCTCTGGTGCGAATATCACAATCCCTACTGGTCAGACCAAAGCAGTCTATTCAGATGGCGCTGGATCAGGCGCGGCGATAGTGGACGCTTTAGTAGATCTTGATCTCACTGGCACAACAACTGTAGCGGCACTGACTGCCTCTGGCGTAATCACAGGGGCTACTGTCGAAGCGACTGGAGATACTTCGTCTGGCGACAATGCTGCAATGGGGTTTACTTCCGCAGAGGGACTCATCCTTACGGGGCAGGGATCTACTAACGATGTAACGATTAAGAATGACGCAGATGCCGCTGTCTTGCAGGTGCCAACTGGTACGACAAACGCAACGATTGCTGGAACCCTTGGTGTAGCTGGAGACGCAACCAACGGCGTTGTTATCAGTCAAGGCGAC